CCAGAAGATATAGAGTCTCGTAGTATGGGAGCAGGTGGTGAAGATTTAATCATGGCCCGTGCTGCTAGACAAAAGTTTCCTTATAGTATAGAATGTAAGAACGTAGAGAAACTGAATATCTGGGAAGCATATTCTCAGGCAACAGCAAACTCAGGTAATTATGAACCAATATGTGTAATAAAAAAGAACAATGTGAAACCACTTGTTGTTCTTGATGCTGAGTATTTTATTGATCTTTGTTCTAAATTGAAAGATGACAACTAACTTTATTTCCCGTTATGAAAAAGCATTTACTCGACAAGAGTGCAGAGATATAATACAAGAGATAGAAACCTTTGATTCAAATAAATTATTATTTGATCAGAATTCAAAAGAGCCTTGGTTGCAAGATCAAAAGGCAGTTAACGTAACTGTAGATAATTCTGTAAACCTTGGTACAGCAACGAGGATTACTAAAAAAATATTTCCAAAAATTAAACCTTGTGTTGATAAGTATTTAAAAACTTATTCAATTCTTGGTGTAAGAAAATTCCTTATCTATGATTGTAAGATAAAAAAAATACCAGCAGGTGCTGGATTTCATGCCTGGCATTATGAAAATGGTGATGTTTTGTCTGCACGTAGAACATTTGTTGTTCAAATTTATTTGAATGATGATTTTGATGGCGGAGAAACAGAATTTTTATATCAAGGTGTGAGGGAAAAACCATCTGCAGGAGATGTATTAATATTTCCTTGTCAATACACTCATGTTCATAGAGGTAATCCACCAATTGGTGGGGTAAAATATCTCGCAACAACTTGGGGATGGATACAAAGTAATGAAAATTATGAAGCGATAGTTTAAAATGGAAATTTTAGAGATAACTTTATATGCAAATCCATTTCCTCTTATGGTAGTGGAAAATTTTTACAATGAAGAGGAGTTGGAACTTATATGGGAGGAACTTAAATTTTATACTAAGCCAGGAAAACTTGTAGATGCAAAAGGTTATGGTGGTATAGTTGATAGTACAAATGCAAAAGCACTACTTTTAGATGAACTTTATAGTAAAAAGTATAGAGGCATATCGAATATATTAACTATGAATCGTAAATTATTTAAATGTGGTGTATTAGATAAATTTTCTGAAATTCATGATTGTTGTAGTATTGCTAATCAGACTAATCATGATATTACAAAAGTTAGGTATTATCATAATGAAGAATACTATGATCCTCATGTTGATACTCCATTTCAATTTTTAGCATTTTCATATTTTTATAAGGAACCTAAAAAATTTACTGGTGGTGATTTGATATTTCCAAAGTATGACTTCAAAGTACCATGTGAAAATAATACTATGGTTATATTTCCAGGATGGGTAGAGCATGGTGTTAGGAAAGTTACCATAGAAAATTCAGATTACTTTGATGGATGGGGTAGATATTGTATTTCTAGTTTCTTTGGATGTAAATCAAGGGATAAATGACATATTATAATTTTATTGGAATTTATGATGGTGCTTTAACAAACGAACAATGCCAAATAATTATAGATGAATTTGAAGATAATAAAGATAAACAAGTAATTGGTAGAAGCGGTGGTGGAGTAAAACCTCATGTTAAAAAATCAACAGATATTGGATATTGTATTACTGACGATTCTAAAAGCACAAAAATAATTTCATCTTCTTTGGAGAAATACCTTGGAGAATATAAGAGAGAGTATCCAGAGGTAGATAAATTAAGTGCATGGAAATTTTCTGAGGTATATAATATTCAACGATATAAACCTAAAGAGGGTTATTACAAACCTCATTGCGAAGTAGTTGGAATGAATGGTAAAGAGAATCGTGTTCTTGTTTGGATGTATTACCTTAATGATTTAGAAAACGGAGGAACAAAATTTACAAATTATAATATGATCGTACATGCAAAGAAAGGTAGATTAGTCATATGGCCAGCATATTGGACACACACGCATTGTGGGGTTATTAGTGATACTCAGACGAAATATATTGCTACTGGTTGGTATACTTTCAAATAGATCAGAAATATACAACTGTATTTCCTGCAGATCCAGCTTCACCACCACCACTTCCTTCACGACCACCAGCACCAGCACCACCATTTGCTCCTGGCCCTCCACCATCACCACCATTTCCACCTTCTGCTTCAGCATCATCTCCACCAGTACCACCTTCTCCACCAGCACTTAGACTTCCACCATCACCACTTTCTCCACCTGAACCACCATTGCCACCGCCAGAACCTGCAGGAGATCCACAACCTCCTCCACCTCCACCGCCACCAGCTTCGTTATTATCGAATAGATCATCTTGACTAGCACCACCGCCACCGCCACCACCGCCACCACCAGCGATGATTTGTGCTCCAGCTGCAGCATCATATGTCATACCTGATTCTAATCCGAGTGCACTTGTTCCGCTACCACCATCATTTCCAGCATTATTTTCTGGTGCACCACCACTACCACCATTGCCACCTTTTCCTGCAATTACAGCACTTGAACCTAAATCAATTGAGAATGTAGTATTTGCTGGCCAACCGTCACCAACAGTAAGTGCAACATCATTTTGGTTTGAGGCACCAGTTGAACTGAATGTATTATTAATATGAATTATAATCTTTTTACCACCTTGCCATCCTGATGCAGTCAAGGAACTTTTATATCCACCAACTATATTGTAATTTCCATTTTCAAATCTATTAGTTCTGGCATTATGATTGTAATTAGAATTACCACTTGAATGTAAATCAACTACAGTATTCAATTGTTTTCCATGAAAAGCATCTACATTAATTGTTCCAGATGTTGGAATACCTGTATCAAGAGGAAGATTAGATAATTCTCCTACATTTTCATTTGTAAATGAGGAATCTGTGCTTCGATATTGTCCCAATCTTACTGGATCATTACTATTGTTTCCATTTGTACCAAATTCATCTCTTATTTGACTAAATGAAACTGGACTTTCTCCTGTAGGTAATGGCATTTATCCCTCCAAAGATTTAACTTTAGTATCTAATTCTTTAATTGCTTCGATTAATAATGGAACTAGTCTGTCATATCTTACTGCTTTTGTTCCATCTTCTCTTGTTTCAGTTACACCAGGTAATCCAAGTGCTTCTATTTCTTGTGCAATTATACCAGTTCCTTCCTCTCCATCATAAACGGATTTCTCATTCCATGTAAAAGTATTACCACTAATTGAACGAACTTTATCAACCGCATTTGATATTGGAGTAATATTTTCTTTAAGAGTTACATCAGAGGATGCAAACGCAGTAATGTCTCCACCTACATTTAACGCACCACTAATACCAACACCACCAGTTACTTTTAATGCACCTGAAGTTTTACTGGTTGAAGCAGTGCTTGCTGGAATAAGAACAGATGCATCATTTGCTGTTGAGAGTTCAATATCGTCAACAGCATCATTTCCAGTTGCTATTTTAAATTTTGTATCCTCTCCAGTTTCCGCATAGTATGTGATAGATGCAACATCACCAGTTCCACCTCCAGGATTACTTGTAAACTCAAGACCCTTTCCAGAACCAGAATGTATAAGTAACGCATCAGTAAGAGGTAACTCTTGAATTTGGCTCGCAGCCGAATTTACAATTAATGGAATTCTATCAGCCATTTTATCAATATACTTTTTTTCTATTTATCATACTAAATAGAGTATATGAAGTGAATAGGACTTAGAAATGATAGTCGTTAGGTGTAAAAACTGTAATAGAGAGTTGTCGAGTCAATCAGGAAAAACACAATGTTGTGGTTGCTCAAATATGACAACACTAGTGGATGATGTTATTACAGCAAAAGATTTGGGTAAAGTCATAGTTGTCAGAAACTTACCGAAGAGAAATCATAAAGATTCATTAACAAGTGAAGATTTGGCATGGCAAGAAGCCAGAAAACAAAGAAAAGTCAGGAAATTAGATTTTGACATTCGCTGACATTTACATATGTCAAAAGTTTGTTATAATATAGATAATAAAAAGCAAAGATCATGATTAAACAATTAATCACTGAGTTTCCTTTAACTGATGTTCCTAAAGAAAGGACTGTCACAGAGGAAAAAATAAGAAAGTACACATACACTAAAGACGAAGTAGATTTGTTAATTGATGCTGCTGTTGAGAAGGCTGTTGCTGAAGCAGTAAAGATTGATGAAGAATCAATGGCAAAGCATAATCGTGATGCAACTGTGCTTAGTATGATTCTCGGATTCACTACACTTGCATTGTTT